CGATAGTATCGTGCGTGTATCTGCTAGTGTAACTTTCAGTAGCCTGGTCGAAATCAACCGAACCACCTTCAGTTTTTGTAGGAGCGCCGCCGAAGCCTGTGATTAAAACTTCTTCCTCAAAGGCTCGTTGTGAGTCTTCGACTGAGAAGATTTCAGCGTATTCGTTTGTGTACTCGTCATAAGACAAGCCGAATAAACTGTTCAGACCTGGTTCTAGCTCCTTTGCTAATTGTGCTCTTGAAATAGCCATTTAGTTATCTCCTAAAATTAAGCTAGACCGGCAGCCTTCACACCAAATACATGATTTTGTATAACACAATATACATTGGTGTTGGCAGAGCCTACGTCTTGGTTATTGGGATCCTGAGAAATGTCAATCACTTTCAGGGGTAATGTTGCAGTTGTAGCACCTGTAGATACATCAACCTCGTCTCCAGAAATACCAGTTTTGGTAGACCCAGAGTTAGTTTTGATAGTATCAAAGTTACCCAGCAAATCCGCAACAGGGAAAGCTTCGTCAGCTTGTATCTCAAAAACAACCATTGGGTCGTCAATGATAAAAGCTTCAATGTCAGAAGCATTCGTGCTTGCCGGATAATAGTTTTTAAAGACCTGTTCGCCAGTTGTTGGGTCTGTGTATTTGCATCCGTTGAATACGCCTACTAACGGTACCGTTCCACCAACAGCGTGTATTTCTACACCACCACCAGTTACTTGCATAACCAAGTCGCCCTGGTAAATCGCAGTTCCGTAGTTTGCAGCAATTCTATAACGAGATACACCACCATTATATGGTGCCCCACCAATCATCTTTACAGGCTTTAATCCAAAAGAAGCGTCTTTATTCGCCATTTTGTTCTCCTATATTATTGGTTAAAGTGCATTTCTGCACCAGTTATTTTTTGCCAAAGGACACTCTTGAATCCCTTTGAGGATCATACTTAACGTATCGACCGTCTTTCCTAGATTCATTAAACATAGTATTGTCTAACGCATCTACAGCGTCACGAGATTTACCTTGGTAATACTCACGTCGCTCTTCAATCGTTTCATTAGGTATCTTAGCAAGAAGTAGACCTTCATTATAAACGATACCAGCGTGTCGGCTATGTTCATCCGCTGTTGGTAGTTCCCAATCACTAGGAAGATCGGTCCCTCTTACGAGTTCCCATCCTTCTCTCAAACGTCTACTGACATTTGCGCGATCTTCTTTTCCCAACATTGACTCCCTAATCCAACGGTATGTATACCCTGGAGGAGCCGGCGGTGTTTCTAACTTCCTTACTGGTCGCCATGGTTTTCTGCGAGCTTCTTTATCGTGCGTCTCGGAATCACGAGAATTTCTATTAGTGGTTACTTTCTTTTCTTCAGTCATTATATTGCCTCCCTAGATGCAATTCTTTGCTTCTCAGCTGCCACACGCTTCAACCAGACTTCTTCAGTCATGTTGTGCGGTTTTAGCCCTCTAAGGCGCTCTACTTCTGATTTAGAAAACGTAACGCCATTTTTTTTGCCTTGTGTTTTTTGACGACCACTACCTACAGTGGCGGAAGCAACTCTTTGCACAGAGGGTTTAGCTTCACTTTGCTCATCTTTACTTTCAGCACTTGCATTCTGCAAATGCGGGTAAACTTTATAAACTCGGTTGTTTAATTCGTCATAATAATCATCGCTGTCTGGCTCGTGGCCTTCATTGATAAGATTATAGTGTTGGAAGTATGCGTATTGAGTGGCTTCTAAATTGCCCTGATCCTCCGCATCTCCGTACCATTTGTTGTTTTCATACCAGGACAAAGCTTCTTTTGTTGGCTCTACAGCGGGTTGCTGCTGGTGTTGTTGTACTGGCTGTTGCTGCATTGCTTGCTGGTACTGGGCCTGATCTGCCTCTTGTTTGTTTCTAGCAAGTCTAACTTTTTCTTTTTGTATGCTCAGATCACTCTTTAGAGTGTCCGCCTTGCTCATTAGGTCCGCATCGCCAGACTGAACCGCTTTTTTATACAAATCATCAGCTTGCTGCTCTTTAGCGAGTATAGCCTCTTCTTCTTTTTGTATAACGGCGCCAGCTTGAACCTGTGAGTGGCTTCTAAGCGCTTGGATCTCTGCTTCACGCTGCTGGGCTATTTGCTCAGCCATTTGCGCTCTTTCTTCAGCTGCCCGCGTTTTGGCGTTCAGCTTATTAATTCTTTTGGAAACCGATTTAGTGTAATTTTCTAGCTCGTCGTCCTGGCTTGTTTTTGCCTCAACAACAGCATCATCTTCGACACTAACCTCGATTTGTTCTTCTTCTACTTTGGCCTGATTTTCATTTTCTATCATAATTAAACACTCAGTATATCATCTGGCGATAAGATTGTGGCGATAACCTCATCATCATTAATAATTCGGACCTCTGCGCCATCGTCCAGCTTAAATCTGGCCCCAGAGTAACGGCCAATGAGAACCCATTGCTTCTCTTCGCACCATTTCTCTTCGCCATATTTCTCTTTGTCGCCGTAACATAAAGGACCTTGTTTAACTACATAAGCAACCACCGTGGCCAAAGCTTCTTTATCAAGCGTTTCTTGTGTAAGCAAGATGCCGCCCTTTGATTTTTGTTTGCCGCCATAGGGTAATACGAGCATTCGCCAGCCAGTTGGCTGTGGCATTCTATCTAAAATAGATTTATCAAGTAAGCTAGGATCCAAAACCCTTTCTTCTTGATCTACATAAGCATCTAAAACTGTTTCTGGCTCAGCCATCTATTGCTCCTTGTTAAGTTCCTTTAGTCCGCCTTCGATATAGTATAGCGCATTTAGCTCGCCTTGCAAAAATTTATAATGTTCTATACTTTCTAGTGCTCCAGACATAAGTGTCTCAGAGATCTGCTTTTCGCGTTCCCTGATAAGATTCTTAACAGCATCAAAGTAAGTAAGATCTGGTTCCATAGATGTTTTAGTTTCTAACTTTAAACTTCAAACCCTTTGTTGCCGCGCCTTTACCCTTCATATTAACAATTGCAGTAACACCATTGTTTTTACCAATTGCATTTGGGTTAGGTTTGTCAAAAGATTTGTTGCTTGGCACTTTTTTAATAGCCATAACTACTCCTATTTTTTATTTTTTGAACCTTTAGGTCTGCCCTTTTTCTTTGCAGCTGGCTTTTTGGCCGCTACTTTTTTCTTTGCAGCCGGCTTAGGCTTCTCTACTACAGGCTCCTCTACTACAGGCTCCTCTACTACAGGCTCCTCTACTACAGCACTATTTCCAGCTTCAATTTTAGCCATTTTTTTGGCTATCCTTTTCATGTTCGCCGCGTGTGATTTTGCTTCTTCAGCCTCTTTGGCTTCTCTAGCTTCAATCTCTGCTTGGCGATCTAGTTTCTTTTGCTCTCTTAACGCTGCAACTTCATCTACTCTATTACTATTCATAAATTAGCTCCTGGACCTAACTTCTCATTTTCTGTTCCAACTCAAGCAGCTTTAGGTCCGCTTGCTGCTTCAATCGTTGAATTGACACATCTAGTTTATCATCAGCAACGTCTTTTGACACATTTATGCGCTGACGCTGTATTTCGTTCTCTAATAATTTTTCTTGATCTCTTTGGTTCCGCTTCATTTCAAACTGGGTTTGTTCTTGGTCAAGCTCCTTGTCTTTAAGGTCAAGCTCTTGTTGTCTTATTGCAACAAGTGGATCCTCTGATCCGCCTTGGCCAATAGATTGTAGAAACTCTTGTGTGAGTTGCGCCAAAATTGGGGCAGCAAATTGATCTTGTATCATTTGTATTTCTGTAGCTGCCATTTGCGCTTGGTCTGGTGGCAATTGTTGCATCTGCCCTTGTATCGCCTGTATTCTTTCTTGCACCTCTTGCGGTATCTGTTCTTGCGCAATTTGGGCAGACATAAACTGTAAGTGCTGCATACAATGACTTATTATGATCGACTGTATTTGTGGGTTTTCTTTAACCACTTGCGTCAAAAACAAGCTTCTATGCGCTTCAATGTGAGATTGATGGTTTTGTGATTCAAACGCCTGTTGTGGCTGGCCCATCATCAAACCGCTGTTCTCTAACCCTGAATCTATCGGTTTAGGGGTTGTGTCTGGTGGAGGTTGTAATAAACTTTCTATATTGTCCACACCCAAAGCTCCATACATTCTTTTGTATGCTTCAAAAGTACCTAAAGGCCCGTGAACCTCTGGATTGCTTTGAACCATTTGTAATAGTTCTTGCGCCAGAGTAATTCTCTGAGATTGACTAAATATGTTTGGATCCGAGACAGGAACAACGTCTACGCGGTCATCAAAATCTGTTTGCTTGATTGCACCAGGCCCAGTACCTGTGTCATATCCGTAATCAGGGGGGAGATATTCGGCAAATACTTTTGAAAGTAATTGAAACTCAAGCCTTTGGGCATAGTGCAATCGTTTATGAATCGCGCTCATCACTTTCGTGCCCCTTTCTAAAAGAGCAACGGTTGTGCCAACAGGCATGGCTGCATTTGCATCGCCGATATTCGTATCAGCTATTGCAGCAAAACGCTTTCCAGAATCTACAAGAATGCCTAGTAACGACATAAGAACCTGGCTTGGTTCTTTTATCGGTAATGGTATTAAATTTTCTCTTAATGAACCGCCAGTAGTGTCTATGTCTCTAAATTCACCTGGTTGTAACGGCTCGTCCTCATCTCTTATTCTCATGCCTCTGGCTTTAAATCCAGCCGGCAAATTCGCCAATGTTCCGGCATCAATTAATTGTCTTAATATTGATGTGCTGGCTTTTGATATTCCGCCAATCATGTGAGATAAGCCTAATCCATAAAAACCAAGCCCTGGTAAAAACTTATATTGTACAAAGAAGTTGATCTTGTTTTTGTAGGGATCTCCTTCGTTATAGTTCCTTCGTATTGACAGCACTTGTTCAGATTGCTCATCAACCGTAACTATATAAGGAAGCTTCAGCCCTGTAGGCTCGCCATCTTCTCCTACATCCTCAAACCCTTCCAGGTCTAAAATACAGTGAACCTCATAAACTGTATGGTCCCGATCTTCCGCATAGCTACCTTTGATGCCCTGAAGCTTGTCTATTTCTGCTTCTACATCTGATTCACTAGAGTCGTATGAATGTTTGCTTACATCCACATTTGCATAAAAACCAGAAAGCTGTTGTTTCTTGATTTCGTTGTGAGACATATTTATAGCGTGAGTTACACGCTCAGCACTAGAAAGGTCTGAAGCTTCGTATGGCACTATCAAATCTTCGGGTGCTATAAATTTAGAAACCGCTCTATTTAATACGTTGTCGAAATATACTTTTTTGAATGCGCTGCCGGCTAATGGTAAATAAAACAGCAACATATCCAGTTCAGGGTCATAATCTTCCATTACATTCATAATGTAAAAATTCATAAACTCCTGAACGCGATCAGCTTGCGTTTCTGTTTCTACCGTTCTTGCGCCAATAATTTGTGTTTTAACTGGTCCTTTGGCTGGAAGCATTTCTTTGTAAGCCTGAGCCTGGAATTGGGTAACGGCCTCGGCAAGAATAGGATGAATGACACCGCTTGAACCTTCAAACGGTTGGGATCTACCTTCATCGAATTTCATGCCTAAATATTTGAGGCCGTCGGTATAAGTTTTTTCCCAGTCTGATCTTGATTGTTTGTCTTGGTTGATTGACGCTAAAATATCACCCGCAAGCTTATTTAAAATTGAATCCTCAATCAGCTCTGCAAGGTTTGCGCTAAAATTGATTTCCGGCTCTTCTTCTTCAAATTGTTCGTCGCCAACTAGCACGCCTTCTTCAGCAACCAATATTTCGGCAGCATCTCTTATTTGGTCTGATCGAGATTGCTCTGGGAATACTTCAACAGCTGAACCAGAAACTTGTACTTCTGGCGTGTCTTTTGCGATTTGTTCTCTTTTCTCTATAGCCATAGTTTAGTGTAACACTTTTGTTAGTTGTTAATAATACACCACGCGCTTCTTATTTAAAAAACTTACCTCATCAGGATAGTCTGCATCTAAGGACAAAAAGCCGCCTTGTCTGAATCTCATTAGTGCCATTGTAGCACTATCACAATAATCGTCATGGTCACCATACGGGAAACTTGCCATTTCCTCTATAACCTCGTCACTAAATGTCTCTTCTGGTGCCCAAACCATGCCGCTCTCAAAAATAGGGGCAACCGAGTTCATTCTTGCTACCTTATCTTGGCCTCTGCTTGGTGTATACGCTGTTACCGGAATACCCATTCTTCTTAATTCTTGCGTTAAAGGCGTACCGCTTGCTTTTGCTTCAATTAACACACAATCTGGTTCCCAGTATTTATATTCATCCCAAGCTAATTTTTTGAGTTCTGGGAAATCCACGCGCACCCTTTTTGCATCTAACAACATAATTTGCTCAGCATCTTCATCGCCGTCAACGCCAGGTTTAAATATTGCCCAAGTTGTTATAGCCGAGTAGTCAGCGGTTTCTTTTTTACTGAAAGCCGTGTCGTAGCTTTGTATAACATAGCTATAAGGCGGCACATCTTCCTTTTCCCATCTGTTCCACCACTCTCTTTTTACTATAGATCCGGCTTCAGCTGTTGGATTTTGTAGCCACTGGCTATTCCATTTGGCGATAGGCAAAGAAGCTTTTACTGAAAGCAGCTCTTCCTTTTTCCAAAACTCTGGCCATAAAGGCGTCTCTGTCTCTGGCATGATGGCTGGAAACTCTACAATTTCCCACTGGTCCGCATGATCTGCGCTTTGGTTCTTTAAAACCTTACCAACCAGGTCTTTTGTGGACCATCGCGTCATTACTATTATTATGATTCCACCAGGCTGCAAACGCTGTCTAGGTCCAGATGTATACCATTCGTAGGCCGACTCCATTGCTGTCGGTGACAGGGCGTCTTGCTCAGAATGAGGATCATCAATAATAAGTAGATCCGCACCACGACCAGTAATCGCACCACCCACACCAGCATAGAAAGATTCACCTTCTTGGTTTGTGGTCCATCGTCCAGCTGACTTGTTATCTGCCTGGAGCTTTAGATCTGGGAAAACATTTTGATAATCTTCGCTGTCAATAATGTTTCTTACTTTACGGCCGAACCTAACAGCAAGTTCCGCGGTGTGTGTTGTTTGTATTATCTTTAGGTCACCACGCAAACCCATCATCCAGCTTGGGAAGTAGGTGCTGGCAAACTCAGACTTTGAGTGCCTGGGTGGCAGACATACTATCAGCCGTTTTAGTTTCCCTTGCGCAATCTTATTAAACTTATCGCCAATGATTTTATGGTGTCGCCCTTCTATAAACTCTGGCCATAAGTGTTTTACATAACTAATAAAGTCGCCCTGGCACTTATCTTGTAGTTCTATTTGGTCATATCTATTTAAAAGAGCAACAGCCTCCGTCTTGTCTTGTTGAGACAAGATGTCAAAATCTTTTAGTGAGATCTCAGTGCTCATATATTTATTGTTTTAATCTGTTCTGGCGCTTCATAATCAAAAGTTAGTTGGTTTACGTCGCCGTGAAATGGTTCACAAGAATCCGAACAGCCGTTGCTAATTTGGAAATGGTGTACATCTATAAACTTTTCAAAACCTTCGTCTACCATGCCTCTTATGTCTTGTACGCTTTTAAATCCTCTAAAAAATTTAATGCTTTTGTGTTTTTTTAAGACGCCATTTTTTTGTAAATGCCTTGCCATGGCTCCGGTTTGCCCATATTTCTTTTCCATTCTTTCTGGAAAATCAAAAGCTTCTGGGCTTTCGACCATAATTGTCATAAGTTTTTTATCGGATTTTTTCCAACACCAAACACAATTTCCAAAATGTTCTGGTATCTCTAAGTCAAACTTTTGATCTTCCCACCAATCTAAAATATCTTCTTTTGTTTTATTCCATTTTACCAAAGGATAAATTAAGCCAAAACTGTCAGCCGTTGGTGACATTCGATCAAATTCATCTGCCCTTATACCTATTGCCATTTTATAATCGCCATTTTTTAAACCAAGGCTTCGTAAATATGCTTTTATTGGGTACTCTTTAAGCTCTCTGGTGCAATGCGAAGCTTTTGACCAAGGTATTCCATATTTTTTTATAACACTTTCAAAGGGCTTGCCGTCCCTAGATGCTGTTTTAAAGTTGACTATTTTTGCCGTAGTTCCTTTGCCTTTTTTTGGGTTTGTTACGGCCTCAATCCACACAGTTTGAAAACCAAACTCTTTATCACACTTGTTTATAAACTCTAAAGTCTTTTCGTGCTCTTGACCTGTATTAGCAAAAATTACTATGACATCTTTCCATTGGTCTTTGTTTTCAAGTAACTTTTTTGTTAAATAGCCAGAGGTTCTACCGCCGCTAAAAGAAATAACTAAGGTTTGTTGTTTTTGATTCATCACACCTCATGCCACGGTTCATCTTTCCAAAGCAATGATTCAGCCTCACGTCGGCGTATCAATCCCTGAAGCGTCTCACCTCCAGCTTTATTCCATCTTTTCATTTCGCTTGGTACTTTTTCATGGTGCCCTTCGTTCAAGACTTTTAGTAAAGTTGAGCTGCGGAGGTTTGAGCCTCCCAAATTAAATGTCCAGGCCACTAAAGAGTCAAATTGATTTTGCTCAAGCGGCACTTCTACAGCCTTATTAACCTCTTCTTCAAAACCAGCAACGTCTTCAAGCAACAAAGCGTCGGCCCGTTCTTGAGATATTTCCATATCCATGGAGACGCCAGCTGTGGATCCGTACCCAATTGTAGGCACTCCAGCGGCACATTTATATGCCTTCAGTTCGCACCCTTCAAATTTTTTTATAAGCGCAAGACCTTCTTGCGAGATTTCCATATCGTTCATGTTATTCTCCCCATGTACCGTCATCTCTGACTTTTGCTTTTTTCGTACCACCCCAATAAGGAGCAGCCAAACCTTCTTCAATAAGTTTTGCACAAATATCGTTACCTTCGCTGTCGTATGGTATTGCAAGCAGCCTTCCGTATTTGCCGCGCCCTAACGACTTGATTTTTATATCACCCGTTAATAATTCTTTTAGCCTAGCCTTTGCCTGTAGGCCTAATTCTTTTTCTCTAGTTCTTTCTGGTTGTCTCTTAGTATTAACCCTAGATTCCGGTGTATCAATTCCAGCCATTCTAACTGATTGATTGGCCAGCTTTACTTTAAAGCCTAAATCTATTTCTTTTAAAACAAAACCGTCACCGTCAATTACACGCTCTAAAGTTGCGTTATAAACAAAAGCATCTGGTGCATCACTCATTGTCATTCTCCTTTTCTACAGGAGCTTCTTTATCTTGCTCCCTATAATATTCAATTATAGCTAAAACATTGGTTATATATCTTTTTAACTCAGCCATGTTCATGCTTAACGACTCATACCCCTGTGTGCTGAGAGCGTAGTAAGCCTCTGGTGGTGCCTTCCCTTCTTCTACTAATTTCAAGTATTCAGCCATAAGTTCTGGGGTGAGAACCCTCCAAGTCAGATCTTGCATATTTACTTCAAGCGGCATCGGAGGGTGGTACATCGGTGCTGGTAAAGTAATCGTTTTCACTTCAACAGGTTGTGTACGGGGCAGCATTGAACAGCCACACATGAGGGAAATCAAACTAATCAGTAACAGGTGTTTCATCGAACATATTTGGGTTGGTTAGGGCCACAAAGTCTTGACCGACCTTTTTGGTGCCCTTGTTAATAACCTTCTCTATTAAACCAGGCTTAGCTAATGCCAGGTTACCAAGGCTATGTCTTTGGAAGGTATTTCTGAGTTGGTTAACCTCTCTCATTGCTTCTTGGTTTTGTGCGGCGAGCGCATTTATCTGCTCTGTTGTTTCTTTTTGTTTGGCCAGGTAATTATCTATGGATGCGTTTTGTTCTTCGATCTTGCCCTTTAAAACAATAGAGTTAGCTTTTAATGTAGCTATCTCGTTTGCTTGATACTTAATGTAAAAAGCAGAGCCTCCGGCAACCATTATTAGGAGGCCTGTGGCAATGATTGCAGCTTTGAATCCCATGTATATATCCGTAATTCGTTTTCTTTACCCTTTACTTTAATCGGTTCTAGTTCTTTTAGCAAATATTTGCAATTTTTTGCAGTTTCAAATCCGATCAAAATATCTACCCCTACTTCTTTGGTAGCGCTCTCATACCTGGCAGCTTCGTTTACGCAATTACCGATTGCTGTGTAATCGAACCTAGTATTTGACCCCATGTTCCCAACACAGGCGGACCCAGATTGGAGGCCCACGCCAATAGCAATTTCTTGGTCCATTGTTTCATTTAGTTCTTTGATTCGTTCCTGGATTCTTACCGCAGCTTCTATGGCTCTGTCTTCATGTCTAGGTAAATCCAAAGGTGCCGAAAAGATGCCCATGCAAGCGTCCCCGATAAATTTGTCAATCATTCCTCCTGAACGCTGTATTTCTTCGACTTGGATCGTCAGGGTGGTATTCATTATGTTTGCTACCTCTTCTGGCGTCATTTTTTCGCTCATAGACGTAAAACCACGCAGATCTGTAAACAAAAACGTGCAATATCGCAATTCACCCCCTAATTTAAGCAGATCTGGCTGTTTTTGGAGCTGTTTGACCTGTCTAGGGTCCAAATAGTGCTCAAACTGCTTCTTAATCTGCTGTCTGAGCTTAAATTGTTGCCTAAAGTTTAGATAAAAGGCCGTAGAAGCCGTTAAAAATTGGGATATAAGGGTCCAGCTAACGTCTATTAAGGTCCCATTTTGCACTAAGTACACTCCACTGTACCCTGTAAGCACAAAAACTGCCGCAAAAGCGCTTATTCCAAGCGTTATGCCTAGTTTTAGTACCAAAACCCATACAAGGGCCACTGTGAGCATTAGAATGCCTATTTCGGCCGCTAAAGCGTACCCAGGCACATAAGGGCTGTTTTCTATCAGAATAGACTCTGCAAGCGCTGCTTGTATCTTATGCGGTTCCATTAGTGTTTTAGGTGTGGACAATTGAGGCATAATGCCTTTGGCAGTAAAGCCAACAAAAACAAACCTTCCTTCTATGTTGTTTTGTTCACACAAGCCCTGGCAGACAGTCCTCATTTCGGACAAGCTTATTTGGGGTGTGTCTACCCAGCTAATCCATTTACGACCTAGCGAGTCTACAGAAACAGGAGGCAAGCCTTTAACTCTAATTTGTTCTAGGCCATTTTCATTTGTCTTGATGACATAAGTGTCGGCTTGTGCAAGGATCTTCAAAACCTCAGTTCCATAAGCTGGCACCCACCCGTCAGGGGTCCTAAGCAGTAACGGCAACCTTCTCACCAAGTTATCCACATCTGTTCGCGCAACCGCTATCCCTTGAGACGCGCTATCCCTAAGTATCGGGATGTTTTCAATAACCCCTGTTGCCCTAATCCCGCCTTTGTCGTTTCCTAATATAACTGTGCCTGTAGTTTGCGGGTATTCGTTATTATCGTGCTCAAACATAGCAAGAACGCTAGGAGAATAACTTAAAGCTTGCGCAAACTCTTCATCTCCTCCAAATCGGTCTGGTTGTGGGAATGCAACAACCCAGCCAACCCCTATTGCGCCCTTTTTTAAAAGTTCTAGTTGTATAGCGGCCAATGTTTGTCGGCTAAGCGGGTAACCACCTTCTTTTGCTATATCTTCTTCTGTAATGTTAAGAATTGAGAAATAGCCAGAAGACTCTTGTTCTGGTATTAGAGCATCAAAGGTTTTTAGTTTGAGAACCTCGTAAGGTTCAGTTTCATATATGACTGGGGCACTTAATAAAACCAATAAGACTAGAAGAAGGCGCCATCTAATCATTGCTGCGTAATGCTTATTGTTTTGTTGCAGTTGCTTGAGCAATTAAACGTAACTGAATAAGACTGGTTTGTAGATCCTTTCTGGATAACATTAACGTCATAATTGTCTGTATAGAATTTTATATTAGATGTATGAGCGCCATTGCCTTGTTGTGTCAGGTTTAAATCACCATTGTCTGCATCTGAATACCAGAATACATCCGCATCTTTGTTCCCAGAACCCTTTTGTATAATCCTAGTAGAGTTATTGTCAGCTCCATTGGCGTTGTAAACGTATATATTGTGGTTCCCGCTACCTTCTTGAGTGCTCCAAATATCTGAATCATCTCCGAAAGTTATGAATTTCGCGTACATATTATTGCCAGTTTGTTCTATTTTATAAACATTGTCGTTGCCTGTGCCCAATATCCAAGCGTCGTTGTCATTGCCTTCTTGTATTATGGTAGAGGTGTTGTCGTCTTGGTCCATATCTATCACAGCGTAATTGTCATCTCCTTCAATACTTATTGACCAGGTTTGACTGTCGTGATTTGACCAAACAGATTGAGCGTAAGCGACATTAGAGTTTCCGTCTGCGGTAACGCTTATGGTTGCATTGTCGCAAGAGTGGTTATTGACCAGGCTGCTATCGAAACTGCCAAGCCCACAATAAACACCAGTAACATTGCTAGTGCCTACTTGCTTGACTGTAATATTAGATCCAGACCCTTGAGTCTGTACAGTTATAGTGTTATCGCCACCATGCGCTTGCGCGCTAAGGAGACTGAAAAATAATAATAGTGTTATCGCCCGCACCATTTATTTCTACCTCCATTATCATTCCGCCTGAATTAATATTTACATAAGATGACGCATTTTTATCAATGCCTATATCAAATGTATTAGTTCCCTGGTGTACCAAATAAACATGATCGCCCTCTACAAATGAATAGGTTTGATACACAGGATCATAGCCAGGTATTATACCTTGTAATTCAACCCCATCTAACTCGCCTCCAGATGTATCTTTCTTTTTAGAACCCGCTTCGAGTATATCTAAGAGATCTACTAAAAAGTCAAAACTTAATAAATCTATATCTAAACGGCTTATTTCTTCCTCTTCTTCTAAGTAATCTTTATCTAAATCAGGCGCATCTTCAAAAAAATCTTTGTCCAGCTCTGTTTTAGATCCGCCATCCTGTTCTGCCATGGCCTCTTGTACTTCAGGTGGTTTGTTCACAATTAACATATTGTTTATTAAACCTAGCGTTAGGTTGCCTAAAACGACTGGTTTTGTTGGTTCAGATTCAAAGGTAGACACCATGGTTGCCTGAAAGGGCCTATCAAGCACCTCGGTACCGGACCATGTAGTCACCGCTATGCTGCCTGAAGATTTTCCATTTGCATCAGGCAAAAGGATAACCAACGACCGTCCCAGCTCATCGACTGTTGTACTGAAGAAAGTTCCGCGGATTGCGATTTGGGCCGACGGCGTGGAGATGGATATGTTTTTCTTGTCAATTCTTGACAATTTTCCTGATAAAAAAGATGCCGTGCCAGACGCCATCCGAAGGGCTAGTTTGCTTTTGGAGGGATCGGGGTCAAAGATATATTCATCCACAACCACTTTTGAATGCTCTGTCAGCTTTAACACTGTATCGTCTACAAATTCTATGGCGAGACGGCCATTGCCTGTGCGCACATCGTCATTGCTGAGTATGCCTAAAGCAAGTTCAGCAAGTAATTTGTCGCCACCTTGGCTGCGAAGAATTTCTCCGTTGCCGCGTAGCTCAGAGATTTCACCAATCTCGTTTGCGTTAGTAGTAGTCCCTATAAATACTAAGATCAGCAGCCAGAAGCGCATTGATCTATGTCAATTGTTGCGTTTGACGTTGTAGATATAACATTTGCCACGTTGGTGCTTGTTGAGTCTGTTTGGTCTATATCTATATTATTACTGCTTCCCGTTAAAGCTACAGTGATTGCGTGGTCAGCACTGCCAGATTGTGTGGTATCAATATCATTAGAATTTCCTGATATTGACCAATTATTAATACAACCAACCGAGTTACATTTAACATTCACATCGTTAGATGTGCCAGCGATTACAAAATCCTGGTTACCTCCTGTAGCTGTTGACGCATCTCCTTGCGTAAATGTAAGAGCGTTGGAGTCTCCTGTTGCATCAAAATCAAAATCTGTATTCGCAGAGTCTCCAGTTCCACCGACAGTAAACGTACCTGTGTTACTGTCTCCTGTTGCTTTATATGTCCAGCTTGAAGAGTTACCCTGGGCAATTGCTGCCGCCAAGGTGTTACCGTCTCCAATCTGGTCAAGATCAACCGTCATGCTTGTACCACTTAAAGTTGCTCTAGCTTGGGAAGTACCGACTGTGTTTGTCGCCCCAATCTGGTCAATGGTCAAAGTTAGGCCCGTTCCAGTTTGAGTTATATAAATATCATTATTTCCAGCAAAAACACTAGCCGAAACAAGTAATATAAGGGTACTAGTTAGTACCTTCTTCAAATTCATTATCGTCCTCCTTCACTAGTGTATCATAATTGAAGTCCCACAGACGTTTTTCCATGCCTTCCATAACAAGACCGTAAACAGCAGCTTCAATTGCGGTCCTAACAGCTTGGCCCACTGGCTCGTTGCCCGTCCTACCTGTTTCAACCTCTACCAGCTCCGTGCCCATCTCGTAGAATTTGAACACATCCGCTCCGACGCCTGTTGATAATATGGTCTTTGTTGTGGTTACATTCATTAATACCTCGCCTGTTTGTACTAAAACAGCACGAAGCGTTACAGTAACTATATCTTCACGGTACTGGTTTTTAGCTCCAATCCCTAGGGTTCGCGCTCCCCAGCCTCCCGTTCTAGCATTCGTGTCATAGCTCACAATGCCACCCTCTATTATCATTCCCGCATACAATAAGGGTTTTAAGCTATTCTCTCCTTCTCCAGAATATGTTTTCCGAGTATTAACTATGAGCTGCCTTTCTCGACTTAGATTGTCTAATCCCGCTCTTTCCACCACTACAAACCAGCTGCCCTTGCCCGCATCTCTCAGTGCTTGAATTAGTATGTGGTGCGCGCCTTGAGTAACTGCTGTGCTAAAACTGGCAATATTATCTTTTGATTTCCTTTGCCCTGTTTGGTCAGGAAAAGCATAAACCGCTACAACAGCCTGGGTATTAGGGGCGGGTAAATTAGTAAGTTGTGTGGTTGCGCTTGGGACAATCTTTGGGCCTTCAGGGCAGATAAGGCCCTGAACACAGCCTGTAGCATCCTGGAATGCTATGTTGGCACAGCCATTAAGAAATAATAGAAGACATATAAACAGGATCCTCATGGGTTGACACTAATCTCCACCGTCACAATCAACCCAACAGCCTCCAAACGAGCCTATCGGGATCACGATTTCTGTAGTAGATATTAGAACACCGTCAAACCACTCTTCAATTGTAAGAGTAATTGTTACGCCATCATTCACCCAACGCAGTATATTCCCTTCAAGGCTTATCTCTCCTGATATTGGGTTGTCTACGGTTGGTATGCTTCCATAGTTAAACAAAGACTCTGATATGTCTTTGGCCAACGTGGAGTAAATACGGGATTGAAGATTTCTAATAAATTTAGCAAGGACCGTATTCTCAGCTTCTCTCTCAGCTTCTTCTAAAGCGTCTTGTATTTCTTCAGCTATTTTTTCTTTACGAGTGCGCTCTTGTTCGTCAATAGTAAGATAGTGTGCGGATTGATTTATGCCGCTAAAACTAGGGTTTCCAAACTTGTATACAAGCTCGTCTGCTAATACTTGTTGTACAAATACAAGCCCAAATAAAATAATACCAATAGCCGCTATAACGCGTATGATTAAAGTTTTTTCAGCTTCTTCCTTTCTGCGCTTTAATTC